TTATGCGTGGCTCTTTTCCCGGATACGGTCAAACACACCGGTAAGCGCGTCTGCTGCCGCTGCATCTGCCGAACGGATGAATCCGGCGTAAATGTCCACGGTGGTGCTGGTCTTTGCATGACCCAGACGGCCTGACACCGCCGTAACAGGCACATGGGCGGCAATCAGCAAGCTGGCGTTGGTGTGACGCAGGCTGTGGAAGTGTACCGCCGGGAGGTTATGAGCAGCCAGAAACCGCCCGAACCATGTTGTCACATCGTCTGGATCCATTGGTGCGCCGTTCCACTTGGTGAAAAGCAGGTCATTTTCTACTCGTTTTCCCTCGATCTCCACCCGGCGCACCCACTCAGAGCCGATTTTGAATCGTTCTGCCTTTTGGTGCTGGCGGTATTCCTGCAGGAGCTGCACACAGTCCACCCCGACTTTCACACACCGCCGGGAGCGCTTTGTCTTGGGGGGATTGAACACCGTACCTTTGCCCGGAATGTGCTGCAAGGTGCGCTCTATTGAAATCGTTCCCGCATCCATGTCGATATCAGACCACCGCAGGGCGCATATCTCGCCCCGACGGGCACCTGTGAGCAAAGCAAGCTGTGTGATAACGCTGTACTGTGTGGGCGCGTCCTGCAGGGCTTCCAGCAGGCGCACAACATCTTTTTCTTCCAGCGCCTGCACGTCCACTTCCTGTGCTTTTGGGGCTTCTGCACGCTTGCACGGATTCTCTACCACAAGTCCCCACTGCACGGCCTTGGTGAACACGCTGGACAGCATCCGGTGATAGTGCTGCACTGTGTTTCCGTTGAGCCTGCCGCCTGCCTTGCTATGCTCTATAAAAGCCCTGGAAAGGGGCAGCCCGGCGGCGCTGGCTACCTTTTCAGCGGTTGACCGGCTGACGTTCCCGCCCCTGTACAGTGTCGCCATTGTCCGCTCTGAAACGCTCGCTGCCGCCGCGATCTGGCCGCGTCTGCCCTTTGGCAGCTGATCCAGCAAGGCGGGAACAGCGGTATAGGTGCTATCTTCCCGCACACCCTGCTCTTCGAGGTTGGAATAAAAGGCCATCAGGTGCGAGGGCTTAATCTGGCACACCTTAAGTTGCCCCAGCCCGGCAGAGATACGCGGCACAAGCCGCCGATAGTCGTACACGGTCTTGGGCTTGAGCTTCTTTTCGGCGTACTCGGTGAACCAGCGCTCTATCAAGTCATCCACTTTCATGGACGCATCCAGAGAAATACCGTTGTGCACTTCCTGTTCAAAGGCATCTGCCTGCCGTTGCAATTCCTTTTCCAACTTCTTCCCGGTCAAGCCCGGCGAGGGAGTGAAGGTGCGGTTGACCAGCACTTGACGGCCTAGTCGGTCGTAACCATTGGAGACCCGGATGCAGTAGGAGCAAGTGCCGTCCTTCTTTGTGCGCTTCGTTATTTTTGCCATATGTCACCTCTCCTTTGTGGGCGATATACTCAGCTTATTCATCTTCGACATCAGATTGTTTTCCACTTTCGGATTTACTCGCTACTAGTGCATTATAGAAATCAAGATCCTCTCCTGTCAGATGTAAATCCTCAGCATATTCTGAATAACTCTTGACCTCAGGAAAAGCAGATTCCCACATTCTTACAAATTGGTCGCTTCTCTTTTTTTCTTCCTGTAAACTCCTTTCTGTCAAATATTCTATAGCATCACCAGTATTCATATCCTCTATATCATTTTTACATCCGATCATTTCGGCAATAGCCGGAACTGCTTCTTTTATCGCATTTATGCGCTGGTTTTCTATAAACGAGTTTATACGGTTTTGAATCTTGAACTGATATAAGTCCATATCATCTTGCGCCGACTGCTCTTGATATTTAATCCTTAATATTCTAAAGCGGACTTTTGAAACAGAAAAACGTCTAAACAACACAAAGTAATTTAGAATTTCTTTAATCAGTTTCGTATCTGCTAAGAACTGGTTCAACACGTCACGGCGTAACTTTCCCCACTCTATTGTATTGGATAAATAATGATCTTGAAGCGTCCTCAACGCATCTTCGGAAAGCCCTGTATACTCAGACACCGCCCGTACATCTGTTTCAACTGTTTTCACATCCGTCAAGCCCAGCAGATAATCAGTAGTAACTCCAAAGAATTTTGCAATTTCGCAAATACTAATAGCATCGGGAACCGTTGCGCCGTTTTGCCAGTTGCTTACCGTCTGCCGCGTTGTATGAAACTCTGCGGCAAGCGAATCCAGCGTTGCGCCTTTTTTCTCTATCAGTTCCCGGAAGCGTACTGGAAACGGATCTTTATAGTCAAATGATTTTTTCGTCTTAGCCATGTCCTTACCTCGTAAGCAAATAAAAATAACATTTCTAAAATTATGTTGATTTTACTTTCACATTGTCTTATACTGATGATACCACAAGCAAACCAAACATTCAATAAGAAAAAGTAAATTCATTTACTTCAACATAGAAAGGAGCATTTCTGTGGACGAAAAAGCAAAAGAAGCCCGCCGGGCGTACTCCAATGCTTGGAGAGCCGCCAACAAGGACAAGGTTCGAGAGTACAATCAACGCTATTGGAAGCGCAAGGCAGAGCAAATGCAGAAGAAGCCATGTAGTGACAGCGATTCATTCAAAGAATGATTCAATTTCATCATTCTTTTGCAGTGTGACAATTCTGCATCATCTATCCATAAAACAGGTAAACGTTCCCATGAAAAGCCTTGGTAATCCTTGGCACTCTGGGATACTGCATGGCAAAGGGTGACACCAGATGGCAGCAGATGCACTTTAGCCTAACGGATTTTGTTTCAACAATGCTGCATCGCCTTGATTTTGGGTTGAAATTTGGCGGTATTGCAATTCTTTTTGGGTCGTGATACTATGCAGCCACGACGAACAAAACGACACAAAAAACAACTTTGGAGGTGGAAGAATGGGTGATTCTATCCGATACCCAAATATGGGCACGGTGGCAAAAGCCGCCGACATTTACGGCCTTTCCCCGGCCTATATCAGGCGACTGTGTAAGCAGGGAAAAATCCGCTATGTGAACGCCGGGCACCGCTGGCTTGTAAATCTGGACAGTCTGGCCCGGTACTTTGAACAGGGGGACCCGGCGGACGGGGAAGACGCCGTCCAAGGCATCCGCCGGGTAGCGAGGTGATGTCCTTGAAAGGAAAAAGCCCTGAAAGCATCGTCCTGCGTTTTGTCTGGCTGGAAAATCTGACACAGGATTATACCAACGATGAAATCGGGAAGATTGTTCGTGACTTATACAGCTACGCCAAAGAGGGAACCAACCCACAACAATATGAGGATCGAGGAATGCGTGGGCTTTGGCGCTCAATGAAAGACGGCATTGACAAGGACTTTGCCAAGTATCGGGAAAAGTCAGAAAAAGCGGCAGCATCTGCAAATGCGCGATGGGGAAAAGCCGCACAAGCGAGCTCTGAATCTGAAATGCAATCGAATGCGAACGCATCCGAAAAGATGCAAACGCATTTAACCGAATGTGACGGTATGCACTCGTACCGTACATATACAGATATATGTACATGTACAGCTACAGCTACACCGGAAGCCCCAGCCGCTGCCGCTGATTCTCGCACAGATCCCGACCTTGCCGAGATCGTGCAGCACTTCCAACAGGTGATAGGCGTGTTTCCGCGCTCTGCGCTGGACAAGCTACAACGCTACCGCGATTCTATTCCAGCAGAGGTGATCTGTTTGGCATTTGACGAAGCCGCTGAGAGCGGGCACAGGTCTTGGAAGTACGTCAGCGGCATCTTGAAAAGCTGGCAGGCTGACGGTGTGCGCACATTGGGCGATGTAGAAGCCCGCCGGGAAGCCCGGAAGAAGCCCGCACAGCAGCCGGAACGGAAGTTGGAGGTGCTGACTTGAACACGCACAAGATTTTGTTGGGTGCCCTGCTCATCCGGCCAGACCTTGCACCCTACGCCCTGCCGGATTTGGAAATCGAACACTTTCCCCCAGACCTTCAGCCGGTGTTTGCAGCTCTGTCCGGTCTTTGGAACGCGAAGGGCAAATTGGATGCAGTGGCAGCCTGCGCCCGCTATCCAGAGCAGAAAACCGCTATTCTGGACTGTGTGCAGGAATGCGAAGCCGAGTGCATCCGCATCACCCGCGAGAATGTGGAGAATTGGACACAGATCATTCGGGAGCAGGCTGCTTTGACCCGGTTCCAATCGCTGGCCCTGCAGGCCGGAAGCGCATTGACCACCTTCGCAGATCTGCCAGACCTGTATAGCCAGATGGGCGAAGCCCTGACCCTTGACCGAGAAGGACAGGACTTTAAGTCTATCGGGGAGCTGGTAGACACCTACATCCGCAAACTGGATGAAAAGCCGAGGTACATTCCCAGCGGCATCCCGGTGCTGGACAAGCACTTGCATCTTGCCCCGGGTAACCTGTTTATCATCGGCGGCCGGCCGTCTGCCGGTAAAACCGCCCTGTCCTTGCAAATAGCCTGTGAACAGGCCCGGCGGGGGCTGAGGGTGTGTTATTTCTCGCTGGAAACTGACCCGGACACGCTGACCGCCCGCATCATTGCGAACCGTCTGGCGGCCCCTCTGGCCGATGTGAAGGGCAAGACCGTTCCGCAGTCTGACCTTGACGGCCTCGCAGACCTGCACAAATTGCCGCTGTACATCCGTTCAGCGTCCGGCAAGGGCGTTGGATGGGTAAAGGCACAGGCGCAGCGGATGAAGGCGCAGGCCGTTTATATCGACTATCTGCAGCTGTTGGCAGACGGCAAGGCCAAGGACAGGTATCAGCAGATCACCGGCATTTCCATTGCCCTGCATGAGCTGGCACAGACCACTGGTATCCTTGTGGTTGCGCTGGCTCAGCTGAACCGAAACGCGGCGCACGCAGCACCCAGCACCGCCGATCTGAAGGAAAGCGGGCAGCTGGAACAGGACGCGGACGCGATTCTCCTGCTATCCGATGATGGCGAACAGTATCAAGCTGTTTTGGCGAAAAACAAAGAAGGCTTGACAGGGAAAGTCCCCCTCATCTTTGACAAAACACATCAACGCTTTTTGGAGGTAATTTCATGAGACACGACCCCAACCGCCCGCGCCGCCGGGAGCCGTACCACTACGATGCAACTGGTGCACAGTACATTGCCTGTATCGAAACTGCCCTGCAGCACGGCCAGAGCATTCCGGTGCACGTTTTACAGGTGATCTATCACATGCTGCTGCCCTATATGAGCCGGTGAACCACCGACCTTACCCCGGCGGTGTTGATTTTGAACGTGCCCAGTAAGGGCACAGAAAGGTTTTACCATGAACGAACTGAAAATTACTAATATGTCGACCGAACTCGGCGCAGAGGTGACCGGCTATGTGCTGGCCGATGTGCGCGGTGTGAACAGCATGGGTGAATATGCCGAGGACACCAGCATGGGCATTGAACTGCATTTTGCACCGAACGCAGACAGCGTCCCGGCTGTCGTGGTCTGCATCATGCCGGACGTGGTTGACAGTAACACGCCTGCCCTGTCCATCCATTGCCGCCCCTACGACCCCCACAAGACGACAGAATACACCGCAGCCGCCCGCGAGTACATCAACAGCATGACTGAGGACGAACTGATTGAACACGGCCACAATGAATTCAACGGCAAAGATCAGATGCTTGCCGCCCTGCACACCATCGACCTGCTGGCCGCTCACGATGAGGAAGAAGCCCGCGCCGCCTACTTTGATTTTATGGACAACAACTTGTCCGGCATGAGTTTTGAATTTAAGGGGTGACCACATGAAAAAATTCAAGTCAAAACCCCGCGCCCCGGCTTATGTGCAGGAGGTCTACCAGCGTATCGAGACCGAAATGTGCACAGCCCGCAATGCCGTTGTGACTCTGAATCTGCGTATTGCGCCTATCATTGCAAAGCTGTCACCGGAAGATCGGGCAGAGATAGAAGCGGCGCTGGTGGCGTACAATCAGACGGTCTGTACCTCAATCAGCAAGGCAGGTGGACTGCTGGCGGCGCTGGATCCGCGTGATGTGGAAACGCTGCCAAAGGTCTGGGAACCCCTTGACGACCCGCAAAACCCCAAAAGCACCATCGCAGCACGCAATAAATTCTGACAAAATGCCCCCTCTCGACACGCTGCCGGGAGAGGGCGTTTTTTATAGGAGCATCGTCAAATTTGTTTTCGGCAGAATACGTTTTCTCGTTGGAAAAAGAGTGAAAGTATGGTATAATATAACCGTAAAGTTGTCGTATTTTGATAAACTTACAATATAAGATTTTAGAACAGAAAGGAGGCTTTGCCTTGAATCTTTTTGCACTTTCGGTTGAACTTGGGATGGACACATCCTCGTTTGAGCAGGGTGTTGACCGTGCAAGAGCCAAAACATCAGCTTTGGCCGGTGAACTCAACCCGCGATTTTCCGGTATTGGCAAAACCCTGACAGACGCATTCACCAAGTCGCAGCTGTTGGCAACGTCCATCATAGGCCTTGCAAAAAAATTTACATCCCTCGGTGAGGGCATCGTGAATCAGGGTGTTGCTTTCAACCAGCAGATGGAAAAGTACACCACTGGCTTTACCAATATGCTGGGCAGCGCAGAAAAGGCACAGGCCGTTTTGAACCAGATCAAACAGGATGCAGCGCGCACCCCGCTGAACGTTGATTCGTTGGTTCAGGCAAATCAGCTGCTTATCAGCGCAGGCGTGAGCGCTGGCGAGGCTCGCAGCACGATTCTGGCGTTGGGCGATGCAGTTTCTGCTACTGGCGGTGGCAGTGAGGTACTGTCCCGCATGGCTGCAAACCTGCAGCAGATCAAAAACGTGGGTAAGGCGGCTTCGATAGATATCAAGCAGTTTGCAATGGCAGGCATTGATATTTACGGCGTTCTGGCAGATTACACAGGCAAGAGCACCGCAGAAGTCCAAGGCATGACCATTACATACGACCTCTTGACAGCGGCTTTGCAAAAAGCATCTGAAGAGGGTGGCCGCTATTACAACGCCATGGAAATCCAAAGCCAGACCTTGAGCGGACGCCTTGAAACATTGAAGGACAATTGGTCGCAGCTGCTCGGAACGCTCACAAAGGGACTGACGGAGACAGAGGGCAATCTTGTAACCGCAGCCGCCGGGTGGGTGCAGCGGCTTCAGGAAGGTTTTGAAACGGCAGGCGCGAACGGTCTGATGCAGGCCGGAGGCCATATTGTGGACGAGGTTGCTTCTGGGATTTCTGCCGGCATTCCTTCTCTTGCTGCGCGGGCAGAGGATGCGGTGCAGAATTTTGCACTGTACCTGCAAGACAACACAGGCCAGATCGTGGACACCGGCGGGAAACTACTGGTCAGTCTGGCGAGCGGGATCCTTGATATGGCACCCGCCATCGTAAACTCTGCGGAGCAAATATTTTCGGCATTCGTGGTGGAACTCTGGAACCACACGGACGAAATATTTACAACCGGCGCTGATCTGGTGGGCAAGCTGGTCAAAGGATTTTTAAGCCTGACAGGCAACGTGATCGAAGCCGCCGGGAATATTACCGCGGCAATCGTTACAAAAATCTTCACCACAGACTGGGTGCAAGTCGGCAAAGACGTTGTTTCGTCCGTTGGGCAAGGCATTCTCGATGGCGTTTCGGCCTTGTCCACCCCACTTGACCGGCTGTCCTACAAGCTGAACCATGCCCTAGGAAAAACCGGCTATGCAGAGTACAGCACATTTGAGGCGTGGGCGGCAGCCAATGGCAAAACGGGCGAAACAAGATACCAGCAAGGCAGCCAGAAGGACACTGATTATTGGAAGCGGTACGGGGACAAGCTTGCCCAGCAATATGGGCTGAACGAAACAGGCACTGATACCGGGAGCGGAGAAACGGGCGCAACGCCCGGCGGTTCCTCCGGCAAGAGCACCGGAACAAAATCCAATACCGAAACCGTCATAGCGTCCGTGTCGCACACCGCAACCACCACCGCACAGAATGCGCTGGGCGCTGTGACTACAAGCGTTGAGACCTTGCAGGAGAAGGTAAAGGACGCAGCGGGCAACATCAAAGACCGCGTGACCGAGACCACCACCGAGACCGGTAAAGAGATGGTCAACGGCGTTGCTACCACCTATACGCTTGTGACCAAGAAAGTCACGGACGCGAACGGCAAGATAAGCACCACGACCAAGAAGGTCTACGCAGATATGTCCAAGACCTTGCTTGGCACCCTGACCACCATTGCAGAAAAGACCTTCAACGGCATCACTACCACAACACAGGAAGCCGTGGAAACCTACGCGGACGGCAGCCAGCACATCAAGACCACTTCCACCGAGACCGGTGAGCGTATTGTGAACGGTGTGCGGCAGACCTATACCAAGGTCATCAGTTACATCGACGGCGTACAGGACAAGGTAACAGAGACCGCACAGAACATTGAAAAGAGCATCAAGGCGACCCAAAAGCGCATTGATGCAAACCTGAGCAAGGTGCAGCAGCAGTTTAACAGCGGGATCTTCAAGCTTGGCAAGAATCTGTACACCGACATCAAAAATCAGGACTGGGCTGCACTTGGGCTGGATATCGTCAATGTGATGTGGGGCGAGCTATCACAGGAGCAGCGCGAGGTGCTGTCCGACTGGGCTGCCAAAGCGCTGGAAGCCATCAGCGAGGCGTATTCCGGCGGTGGTTTGAGCGAAGCGTTTAAAGCCTTTAAAAATGTGCTGTCCAACGGCATCAAAGCAGAGACAGACGGCGTCACAACGGACGTTAAGGGCTTGGGCAAAGTGTTTCAGGATCTGGGCATCAACGTTTCCGACGTTGGCGGCGAGATCATGGGTGTTCTGAACACCATTGGATCGTTCATGGGCAGCTTAGCCCTCAACGCGGGCACGGATATTGCAAACCTTGCCGGGAGCATGGGCAGCCTTGGCACGATCGCAGAGGCCGTAGGCGGGCTGATCGCAAAGGTTGGCAGCCTGATTATCTCGAACCCGGAAGTTGCCGCAATCATCGCCATTGTGGCGGGTGTGGTGGCGCTGGGCGTTGCGCTGTTTGCAAAGTTCGGCAAGGGCAAGAGCAGCGGCACTACCAGCACGCAGAAAGCATACTCCTACAAGGACATTCAGGACGCCTACTGGTACGGCAATGAGCGCGCTTTTGCGGGCTACGACTACCGCACCGACCCCTACGTCATGAACCCGAATAACAACGCCATGCTGGCTTATCAAGCCAAAATGCAGGCGCAGCTGGAGCGGCTTTCCGGCGTGGTAGAAAAGTATCTGCCGGAAGCCGGAAACAGCGTTGTTGCGCTGGACGGCGAGCAGGTGGGACGCATTATCACCCCCAGCGTAAACAGAAGTCTGGGCGACCTTACGGTGCTGAGCGAACGAGGAAACTGATATGTACGAGATCTACGCATACCCCTACGGCAACCCGAGCGCAAAGTTGCTGCTCACACCGCGCCCTGCGACCAACATGGACACCAGCATTGGCGTGTATACCCTGCGGGCAGAAAGGGGGGCTGATACAGCCCCAAGCGGCGGTGAAGCCGTGGTGAAGCCGTGAAAAAATGGGCGTTTTTCGCAGTCTGGGTTTTGCTCAAAATCGAGTAAAAGGTGGGTGGTGAATCGTCACCCATCTGCCTGTGAATGTGCGGATTTGTGCGGCATAAAAAAGAGAGCGTCAATGTGCGCGTTTGGCGCACTAAAAAAGACGGGGTGCATAGTTTGTTCACACGGTCACGCGCGCCCGCGTATCGTGTAAACAAATTCGTATTTTGAACAAAAATGCACACGAAAAAAGGAAGGATACAGCAATGGAACAGAAACAGGCCAAGAATGACCAGCAGGCCACGAACGCAGCCCTTGCTGCTCTGGCAGCCGCCGGGAATACCTTTGCTTTGGGCCAGCTGTGGGAAGTCAACAAGGGCTTTATTCGGCGGCAGCTGTGGCAGTGGTTTGAGAAGAACAAGCCTGTTGCTGACAATGCGGGACTGTCCTTTGAGGATTTGGTACAGGAAGGGTATTTTGCGGTTGACTATGCTGCCAAGCACTACAGCGCAGAACAGGGCAATTTCACAACGTATCTGAGCTACGCACTGTTGAAGCAGATTCGCACCGCCACCTGTGGGGAGCACGCGCGAGTGGTCCCCACCGAGGACGGCAGGCGTGTGGCTGTATCCGCAAACCCGCTGAACGAGTGCAGCAGCCTTGACGTTCGCCTTGATGAAGCGGACGAAGGCAGCAGCACCAAAGGGGAGACCATCGAAGACCCGGCGGCTACACAGGCGTTTCAACAGGCAGAGGATGGTGTTTACACCGAGGAGTTGCACACAGCCCTTGAAACAGCCATGACCCAGCACCTGACCGAGCGTGAAGCGGATGTTTTGCGCCGCCGGTATTATGACGGCCAGACCTTGCAGGCCATCGGTGAAGAATTGGGAGTGCGAGGGGAAAGGGTGCGTATAATCGAGGGCAAAGCAATTCGCAAAATGAAAGGCCTGTCCTCTATCCAGCGCTGGCATGATGATGTGATTACCACCAGAGCATGGCACGGCACTGGCTGGAACGCATGGAACCGCTATGGCAGCGTGGAAGAACGCACCGCAGAATACTGGGACGAGCAGCTGAAAAAAAGCGAGGAGCGTATGCGTGAACTGGTCGAGTTGTACGGAATCTCTGCCATCATCTGACCTGCACCCCGCCGGGCGCGCTACACAGTTCAGCGGTGATTCAGCGGTGAAAGTACAGTGTTTCATGCGAACTGTGAAGCGGTGGTAAAGCGGTGATAAAGCGCCTCCCGATTTCGCACATACCGTGTCTGCAAAATTTTCCGGATTTTCCGGCAGCTATAAAAAAGAAGCGCCAAACCACGGCAAGCAGTGCGCCGTGGTACCACCATAGGCGCTGCAAGCAGTGCGCCGTGGTACCACCATAGGCGCTGCAAGCAGTGTCTTTGTATGTACAAAGCCCCTTGCCTTGCAAGGACTTGTTGGGCAGCATCCCAAACCCTTTGACCGTGCAGCACCCGCCGGGCGCAGCACTTCAGCCACACGATTCTGTTGACCTCAACAAAATCGCTGCATGACAAAGCCCCCAGACCGCGACAGCGCGTGCCTGAGGGCTTTTCTTGTTGCTTGTTGGCAAAATTCCTTGCGGCGGCTCTATCCGCGCTCTGGCAGCCCCGGCGGGCTTATGCCGCGCAGTCAGGGAAGTTCACAACGGTGATCTCTGCCACGGCCTTTTCGACCGTCTGCAAGATGTGCTCTATCTTCTCCACCGTGTCAGCTGACAGAACGACCTCGCCGCACTGTTCGCACTTCAGGCAGGGCACATTCTTGATGACCACAACACAGTTCTTCAGCTGAACCGTGTGAATAGTCGTGCTGGGCTTCATTTCGCCTTTGCAGAAAAAGCAAGTCATAATCATTCCCCTTTCTTCTTTCGTTCAGTATACGTTGCGTTCCAGTGGTCGAGATCAGGCCAATAGGCCGTCAGGATCCACAGAGCGCCCTCATGAATGCCGCAGACAACGTGCAGCCAACGGCCTGCCAGATTGACGCCTAACACCAAACAGGACGGACAGCGGTAATCATCCGGGCGGTATTCGATGATCTTCCCGCTCTGGATAGCCTGCCGGATGTCGGCCAGCAAAATGCCGCGTTCATAAAGCCGCGCCTGCGAGTGAGCCGTCAGAAAGATTTGCCCGCCGCTGGCTAGTGTGCGCAGGTTCTCTATTGTCAATTCCATCATGCGTCTTCCTCTTCATCCGGTTCACTGAGAATCTTTTTGAAAAGCTCCTCTGCGGAGCCTGTAAAGTGCTCACCGCCGCCGTTGTCAAGTTCTTCAATGGCCGCTCTCGTCTGGGCGTTCGGAATCTCATCTGGCGCATATTCCAGCAGATCACCCGGCGGGCAGGTTAGTGTGGTTGGTCGATTATACAATTCGTCCATAGTCATTCCTTCCTGACATCACAAGCCAAGTAATTGGGTTTTCTTAGCGTTGTACTCTTCTTCCGTAATGGCACCCATATCCAGCAGCTGCTTAAACTTCAAAAGTTCATCAGCTGTGCTGGACGCAGCCGGGGTAGCAGCTTGCGGCCTCTCAGAGCCAGCTTTACAGTTCCTGAGAAAATCAGTTGTGCCACCGGGATAAACCGTTGTCGGCAAGTTGCTTTCCCCAAGAGGAAGGACGAAGCGAATAGAGATATTTTCTTTGCTGTAGGCTTTGTGGGTTTCAGTTTTTGCGGTAGCAGCACCTACAATCGCGCCTACAGGACCAGCAACGGCTGCGCCTATTACTGCACGCCCAATGCCGCCCTTGGTTTCGGTCACCGTCAGATCGTCAGGCGCATCCGATTCGTACCCTGCGACTTCATCAAAACTGTAAATCATGCGCGGGCCTTTATCACCACTGCGGTGTCCAAAGTAAAACAGCCGGTTGACCTTATCGATAGAGACAAAGAGTGCATCGCGGTCAAAGATGGAATCGGTCTCTTTAAATGTTCTGCGGCGGCTTTCCAGTGTAGCCCAGTAAGCCACAAGAACATCTGTCGCTTGCTTTGCAGCCCGAAATCCCAGTTTTGAAAAGAAGAAACTGCTACATCCGGCGCAGATCAGACCGTCCGCGCTTTTCTCACGGTTCAGCAAACCCAGCTTGCCGCCGCATACAGGACAGGTATTTGCCATGATTACACCTCGCTCTTTTCTACTTCCCCGGCGGTGTCCTCTGTAAGCCCATCTGCCACTTCCGGGCAATGGGGCAGGACAAGATCAAGACAAAACCGCTGGACACTCTTGCCAGCGTCTGCGGCAGCCTTGCGGATGCGTGCGCCGTCCTCTTTGGTCGGTCGCAGCATGATATTGTCCTGACGGCGGTTATAAGCCGCGTTGGCGCGCTTTTGAGCTTCACTTGTTGGCATAATCTCACCTCTTTATGATGATTATATCATATTCTAACATATACGTCAACATATACAATGTATCAAAAATTATACGTTAATGTTTGTAAAGAATGTCAATGGACAAAATATGTATTAACGTATATAATAAAGACACAGCAAGGGAAGCACGACCGGAAGGCAAGGGGCGAAGTAAGAACCGGGAGCGCTGTAAGCCGTGAACGCATGCTAAGTCAGTAACCCACTTCCCGATCAGCTGTATAAAAGAAAATGGCCCGGTGCCGTCTACCAAACACACACCGAGCCAAACCCACAAATGAGGTCAGCCCCATTATATCAAAGGCTGGCCCGCAAGTAAAGAAGCGAGGTCATAACGATGAAAAAGTACAATCTCTCCGAGATCATGCACAAGGCATGGAAGCTGTACCGCAAGGGCGTGAGCAGCTTTGCCGAAGCCCTGCACCGGGCACGGAACAGCGCAAAGGCCGCCCCGATCAACGCCCAGCGCATCGAGGAAGCTCAGCAGGCCGCCGGGATCACCGAGCCTGTGAACACTTGGGCAGGCTGGAAAGCTGCCGGATGTATGGTAGAGCACGGTGCAAAGGCCTTGTTTCAGGCGGTGCTGATCCACAGTAGCAGGGGAGACGGCCAGACCTACCGGGCATCGTTCTTTGGTGCATCGCAGGTGAAGCCGCTGGAAGCCCAGTAACACAGTCAGAGGATCCCCCGGCGGGAAGATGGAAGCCCGCCGGGTAGAGCGGGGCACAATCCAGCCCCAGATAGGAGAGTTGAGGTATGAACGATATTCGTGCTATGATTCGGGAACGCGGTCTGAAGCAGGAGAACGTGGCAAGAGCGCTGCAGGTCACCACCAACACGCTGAATAAGAAGCTGAACGGGGAAACCGAGTTCCGGCTTTGCGAGGCCAAGACACTGGCAGCTCTGCTTGACACCAGCGTGGACGCCCTGTTCTTTGGCGATCTGGGCGACCAGAAGGAGAACATGATCGACGCAATCAACACCCGTTTGCAGAAGGCGGCACCGGATAAAGTGCAGTTGGTGTGGATCTTCGCAAGCGGCATTATCAGAGCCTGAAGGGGGGACAAGATAATGATCCTGACTGCAAAGCAAGTGGAAGCGTTGGACGTGGGAACCACGATGGGGCATCTGGCCGATCTGAAGAACCTTCTCTTTATCATGGACAGCTGGATGTGCACCCGCGGGAAGGTGGATGAACTCAAGCGGGAAGTTGATTGTAGTGAGTACGATTTGGAAGCCCTCTGGCGTGAGCTGCCCATGTACTACACGCTTCTGTGGAGCATCATCGAAGCCATTGACAAGTCACAAGCTGAACTGCTTGACACAGCAAAGACACTGGATGCACTGAACATCCTGAAAGGGTACTGAACCCCATATAGCACAAGAGCCCGCCCGGCTACAACACCGGACAGGCTTTTTTGCTATCAAACAGGCGGTAAACAGGCACAAAACCGCCCCGGCGGGCATCCGGCACAAGGCACTCTGTTCTTTTTCTGGTGTCAAGCACACCAAAAACGACAAAGTTGATATTTAAATACAACTCATTTTTCAATCCCGTGTTAAAAAATGCGTTTTCTATCCACGAGTTCAACTTTTGACTCTCTAAAAGTTGAACTCGTCACGCTTCAAAGATCTTTTCCAAATGATAAAGCGGCAACAAATCGCTTTCCATAATCTTTTGTAAGTCCAAAAATTTGATTAAGTTCTTCGCACGCTCTCCTTTATGGTAAACTACCATTGTTCGATTTAACTGACGTTGTTTTAGAATCAATTGCTTTAACCGTGCACTTCCCTTGTGTCCATTCGGCACATCCTCTGGTTTCAAATCTTCTTCGAGCCCCAAAAACTGACTTATTCCATGTAAATCCAAGAGGAAAACATCCTCAATTTCGGCGCTTGCAGCCAAATCAATGATTTTCACCGTTCTACTGCCTTTGCTTATCTCTTTGCGGAAATTCTTCCAGTCATCCTCATAAAATTTAGTGATATCCGCATTATAGGAATCCGTATCATAACAGAGGAATACAGTCCATGGAATCTTTTTCCCCTTAGCATGGATACAAGTGTTTTGAAACCAATGCACAGAGTTTTTGATTTGAGTAATCGTTCCGACCGCATTCATTCTAATAACCCGCGTTCCAAATGGACCTTGCACAACATAAAATGGCTCATATATTTCATCAGAAGTCCGCTTCTCCAGTTTACACTCTGGATGCCTTTCTGCCAAAAAATTCAGCAAAATATCATAGAACGCGAGTTCTGTTGCAGCTTCCAAGATAAAAGCAAATCCCTGTTCATAAGAATTTTCCATCACATACCCTCCAGATAATTCCGTAGGGTTTTAAAGGAGTCGCTTTCACCCGACATAAGTTCAAACAAGTATTCGCCCACTGACAGCCCATAGGCACGTGCCGCAGTCAACAGTTTTTTCTCTTTGGTCGCTGCGATTCTATAGAATTGTGCCACGCCAAGTTCTTCCATTCCTCCAACATAGAGTTGACCTGGTTTGAGATATTGCACTAAATAAGGCGAGTGACTAGAGATTATAAGACAGGTATCCTCTAGCGCTTCAGAAATTATATTCAACAAATCCTTCAGCATCTTCGGATGTATGCTAGTCTCCAATTCCTCAATACCAATACATGAAACATTATTGCAGCTTGCAATAAAAATATTTGTCAACAACCAAAAAATCCGTTTGGTTCCCGTTGACATAGATGCCAAGCTTACTGGTTGATTAAGTGCATCGCTCCGAATGACAACTCGGTATACCTTATCTTTTAAATGAAACGGCACTGGTGGCAAATCTTCAGCTTGTGCATCCGGATCATCAGAATATATCACTCGTACGTTTTTATTCTCGGTTAAGTTTAATTCATGGGCTTGAATATCAATAGATGAAAAATCCGGGAATAAGGAATATACCGCATCTTCAAATTCATAATACTGATTCGGGTACAATTCTTTAAGTTGGTGAAGTGCGCGCGGAATATCTTCATCATCAAATCGAATATGTTTATCATCGTCATCAGCTAGTCGAATCGGGGTAGGTTGAAAACGTTCTTTGACATCTAACGTGTCACAAACACGGTACTCAAATTCTCGAACAGCTTGTATTATAGGACCATACTCTAAATCTTTAATCGAAGGCAATACATCTATCGCCAGTGTATTCGAATCTAACATAAGATTTCGAAAAGCATTAGTTGACTTGCCTTTTCTGTATTGATTAGACGAACGTTTTAAATAAGCTGAGTACCTTACACTTTCTGTTGGCCTCATCTCCAATCGCTCATCTATAATCTTCTGTCCCGTTTTATCATCACGGTACCACAAAAAGGTAAAGCCGTAATGAACAAAACGGTATTCTTCTTGATTTGGGAGTTCAAATTCCATATCAAATTGAAACGGCGAACGATCTAATCCCTTCACAATCGGAATACCATCAATCCAAGACATCATCATGGTTCGCTGCTTTGTTCCTGCAGAAATAAAGTCTGTCGCAAAAGTCAGTGCTTCTAATAAATTACTCTTGCCATAATTGTTTGGTGAAACAACGGCAAGCGTCTTGCTCGTAAAATCCAAACAAGTGGATTTTACATTTTTGAAACCACTCACTGTTAATGATTTTAAAATCAC